AAGTATAATCAGAACTATTGCTATCGAAATCCTTATGAAAATTGCCTATCTCTATTACTCCATCCCCACCTTGAGTAACATTGCCGCTGCAATCTTTCCAAGAAGTCCAATGGTCAGCTTGATATGCTCTTGTAAAAACAAGATTTTGAGTAATATTATAAAATACTTGAAGTTTATAATTATTACCGCAACTAAAGACTTGTAATACAGCTTCTCCTACTCTTCCTACGGGTTTATTGGCTATAGTATTTAATGTTGCGGTACTTGATTCCCACCATGAGCCTTGAGTTTTATAATCATTTAAATCGCTATTACTTTCTAGCCTTTTTTCACTAGGTGTAAATTTTTGCTCTAAACTTTTGTCAGTAGAAATATCTTCTATAATAGCAATTCTAGTATTGTTTGAATCCGCAACTTGTAGTACAACTTTTTTTGTATAAGGAATACCAGATGTCCAGTACTCATAAAGAAAATCTAATTCATATGTATCTGCATTTTTCCAAGCAAGTCCATTTATTTCTTTACAGCTATCTGCGCCACCTTCTGTATGATAAAAGTATCTTGTATGATTATCTAGCATATCTTGTACACATGATTTAAATAAATCAATGCTGCCAAATAGAGCTACTATTTTAGCTTCTGCTTCATCTCCAGTAAGATTACAATTGGTTAATATTTCAGAAGAGGAGCCATTTATAATTTTACCATAATTATTTTCACTTACATATTCTTTAAGAGCATATTCTTGTTTCATATTTAATAGTTGAGGAGAGGTCTCCCCCCCCCTCCCTATTAGTTTAATAGATTATTAAAATACTTGAGTTATAGATATTATTCCCATTCCTTGGGCGAATTCGTCAACAATTGGAGGAAGTTGAGTGCCACTATATTCTTCAACTTGAGCAGCATATTGTTCACTAAATTCATAAGAAGAATTAGAAATAATAAATTTATAGCTGCACACTACGTTATCTCTAAGAACAAAAAAGTCATTAGTATTGACAACAGTATGATAAATACTATTAGGATTAATAGTAATTTCCTCACCAGAAGACGTTACAAAATGAACGGGAGTATTTGATTTATTTAAAATAAAATAGGTTGGTTCGCTATAATCATAATCATCTTCATATTGAATTACAAGCCCCCCATTATTTCAGTACTACCTACAAAGAGTCCAGCTCCGCTGGCTCCAATTCTAAGATTATTATTTTCATTCATAATTTTATATATTTAAGCATTAAAAATAATAATAACTCCACCGAATGTAACAAATTCGTAATTATCAGAATAATCAGTATTTCTCAAATTAATTGTGTTGTAATTAAAGTTAGAACGATTATTTGTATTACTATAATGAAAATTCAACATAAGTTTTAATTCAGCACTACCTAAATTTCTATATGTTATAGTAGCATTAGATACAAAATTAGTTAATTCAATAAGTTTACTTGATTTTGCAAGAACAGTAGTGTCTGGAACATTAGTTCCAAATATTTGTACATTGTTGGTACTTAAATTAAAAACATGTATATAATTACCTAATCTGCTTCCACCACTTGTATCTAAATTTAATTGACTAAATAACTTAGTAAAATCAAAAATCAAAGCAAGGAATTGCTCGTTATCTAACCACAATTCATTAACATTATCTGCATTAACTTTAACTTCTCCCATAATTATAAATTTAATAGGTTACAAAATAAGCTGTATTAGCATCTTTACTTGAAGAAGCATATTCAGAGGAAGTCATTTTAGTAATTGTTCTAATATTAGAAGATTTGACATACTGTCCTTCAATAGTAGAAACTCTTCCAGATACATTATTAAGGTCGCTCTGATTTGCCTTGTTATTTACAGTTGATTGTATGCTGTTAACTGTAGAATTATCAGCTTTATTGCTTAATAAAGAATTAACTTCAGATTTACTATAAACAGTAGAATTTATTTCAGACTTACTGTAAACATCTGAAGAATTAGCTTTGCCAGATACAGTATTACTCAAACTATCTAGTGATGATTGTGAAGCTTTAGTGTTTACAACTGATTGCAAAGAATTAAAATCATCTTGACTAACTTTAGAATTTACTGTAGCTTGTAAATTATCTAAAGCAGATTGTAGTGCACTAATTTGTTCATTTAATGCAGCTATAGTATTTGTAAGAATTGTATCAGTAATATATTCTTGTTTCATACTTTTTCTTTTATACAAGAAAGGAAGCATTTAAATCCTAACCTCCCCTCGTAGAAATTATATTACTTGAAAATTGTCATTCCCTTTATTATAAAAGTACCACTCCCGCTGGATATGGCAGCGTATAATCCACTATCATTAAAGTCTAATTGCATATAAATAAATGCTGGACTTCCATAATAAGGTACCATTACAGTTTTATTACACTTTTCAGATAAACTTATAGTCATTATATGACAATCTCCGATTCCATTTTGGGTATTTAAATCTAAAAGTATCCACTTAAACGTTTCTACTTCTTTTGCAGTAGCTATTTGTATTCCAGAACCGTCTGTAGGCAATGTTAAATTCTCTTGTTTTCTTATCCCGCAAAACATTTCATACCGTGGAGTCCAATCTTCATTTCCTCCGTCATCCGATTGACGTCTAAAGCTAAATTGAGCCGCATCGGTACCACCGCTATAAGTAGTTAAGTTTTCTCTCCAACTCATTTATTTTTTCATTTAAAAGTTTTAATCCTTTAATGGCTAGAATACTAAGTAGTTCATACTCTGTCTTTTTAACTTTTACATAGTCTTCGCCATTAATATCTATATGTTCAAATTCTTCAGGATTAGTAACCCTATTTGCTTCTGTAGTACATTCTTTAACCAAACTTTTAAACTTGGGTTCCAATTTTTGAGCTATAGTTCCTATTTGGTCTTTATCATGCATCGTGAATTCTACAGTAGGTATAGATAAAATATCCTCTAGAGTGCAATCTATTTCTCGTATATTAGTTTTAAGTCTTTCATCAGAATCTTTAAAAAATCCTCCTTCTGCATGAATAGAATAGTTGGAATAAAATCCATTATCGCTAGCATTAAACCAAGCTATTCTATTGGAGTTTACATTTCCTTCAACGTAATTCTGGACATGAAAATCTATATTGGCATTGTTTGTATAAAATCTCATATCCCTTCCATATCTTCCTGAAACTAATGTTAAATCTCCATCAGAATAATCTCCCAGTCCGCTATAAGTATCTTCTCCATCATGTACCCATCTAAAGTGTGAATTGTATAGACTGCTACTTAGTATTGTACTAGTACTTCTAAATAATCCACCTTGAGATGTTTCTACATCGCAATTAAATTGACTATCGTTAGGAGATGTATAACCATTCTCATATATAGTAAGAGCTCCTTCGTTATTTGTACAATAATAAAAATATATTGCCCCTCCTCTTAACCAAACAATTAAGGTAGAATTTGCTCCATCTTGTTTAAATCCTCCGAATGCCGACTCTCCGCCAAATCTGTGATTATAAAATAAGTATACAGAGTCTTCTGGACATCCTCCCCAACCACTAGGATTAACTCTTATTCCTACTTGTAAAGTAAATCCGGCATCATGTTGTGCCCAAGAAGGATGGCTCAATCCATCTAAAGCATTCTGTAAATAAAATTCAATTGGTCTATTTTGTGAAGATGGATGTCCTAATCCTATGGCACAAGGATACCATTTATTTTGGTCTAATGAACTTAAATCAACTTGTTTATACCTTCCCCATATTGGAGCTATTACTCCAGAATTTTCAGCTAAAACTTCTAGCTCACCCTCTCTACAATAAAATTTTCCGTCAACTCCTATATTAGCTGTTGCTGAACCTCCACCTTCAGGGACTTCTTCTGTTAATACAAATTCTCCTCCACCAGGGGTTGTATGTGACCAAACTTTTTCTCCTGGAATTGGACCTTGCCAATCTCCACTATCTGCTAAAAATTTGCTATCGTTTTCTAACTGGGATAACTTATTGGGGATTTCGCTTTGAAGTGCATATTTTTCGGCCATATACTAAATCCCCCCCCCCTGTTTTTATTATATAGATTCATTATATAAAATTTATTACTCATTCCAACTAACATCATCTAGATTAACTATAGAAAATAAACAATCTCCTGAATGAAGTCCTGTAAAGAAAAGTGTCATAGTAGAATCGCTCCCTACACTTAGAGCTAAGTAAGTTTTTCCTTGATATTCACAAGTTCCAGCTTGTATTGATGCTTGGCCTGTTCCTATTTTAGCTCCAACGTTAAAGATTTTGTTGTCAGTATAAGATTGAGTACAGACTACATCTATCATCCAGGATATATTAAAAGAGTCTTTCCAACCCCTAAGAGCATAAATTCTTCCAATTATTCCAGCCCATTGAGAAGGATTTCGGCTTTCACAAAGTAATATTACAGAAGCTTTAGCATCTGGAGTATTCCCTATAAATCTATATTCTGCAGCTCTTAAACCTTCCTCTGGAACAAAAGAATTTTCTCCCTCTGATATAACTGCTTCTTTTCTTTGAATAACATATTCTTGTGTCATAATAGATAATTTGAGGGAGAGATTAACTCTCCCTATAATTTATACTAAACTTACTTCTTCTGATGTATATCCTCCTGGAATTTCACTAGTGACAGTTATATTCGTAAGGTTTATATTAATACTTAAAGAGATATTTGCAGCTATAGAAGAACTTGCAGTATCGACATAAGCCTCTAAATATCCATTAGATCGTCCATTTTGCTTTATAACTCTTATTTTAGTTAAATAAATACTTGGAGTTACATCCATCACTTTAACTGTAACTTCCCCGTTACTTCTACATTTAAAAAAGAAAGTAGCTCCTGCTGTTCCTTCTTTTATAGTTAATAAAGCTGAATTATATCCAGAATCAGAAAGTTTTGCAAATCTAATCCATTGTCCAGCAGTTGCACTCGATAAAGTTTTAGCCTGATTTATAGTATCTAATTTTTGTTTATCAGCCGCAGACATTACACCTGCTCGAGATGTAGTAGCAGCATTAATTGTATGGCTATCTTCACTATTTGAATTAGTGGATGTAAAATGTGTTTGGTACTTTATTACTACATTATTAGTAGAAGAAGTTACAATAGTAGGTCCAACAACTACTTTGTCAGACATTTTATTTATTGTATCCGATAAAGCCTTACCTTTACCTCCATCATATGCTGTACCAGTAACTTCTCCCAATACAGTCGGAGCACCTACAGTTGCATATTGCGTTCCAGTCCATCTAAATTGATAATTTCCTTCTACATCTATATAAATCTTACCTGATTCTGGAGTGATAGGAGTTGTTTTTTCTTGATTAGAAAATAATTGTATATTACTTAAGACACCTTCTGCAGATTTATCATAAGTAGCATAAACATCAATTACATCATCTACATATGATGGAAGCTGGGCAGATGGAACTACCCCTTGTTCATCCAAGGAAGCAATTCCATTGGCAGAGCCTTTGCTGTTTATAAAATCCTGTAATTTAGAATTAATTTCTGATGTATCCCCAATCGGAATCCAATTATCTTCATTTGTATAATCATCCGAGGCTAATTGATATATTTTTCCAGGCCTATCTTTACAAGTAACATTAAGTCCTGGATATACCCAAACTACTCCATCTGAATCAGTCCAGTTTTCTTCTTTAACTAAATCGGTATAGTTAGTGGCAAGACTTTTGGCTTCAAGAGGCCCATCTTTCCTTACCTCTAAATTACCACTAAATTCAAACGTTCCTTTATTTCTCATAATTATGCGAATGTGATTTTAAATGATGAACTTCCATTGGTTCCATCATTACGAGTATATACTTTATAAGCTACTTGCTTACCTTGAACATCTATATTCTCTTTAGTTGTAGTAAATTTATTTATATCATAGTTTTCATACTGTCCACCGAGAGTATTTAATAATGTAATTTTAGTTACATTAAACTTAGCAGGTAACTTAAATGAGTGTTTATTACTAGCAGTCTCAGATACAAATGTAATATCTAAAGTTTTATTAGTAGTTAAAGCAAGTTTAGCAAATTCAATGATATTATCTTTATTAGTAAAGTAAGGATATACACCTGTAACAGTTAAAGTCTTAGTATTACCAGGAACAATACTGCTAAATGTAGCACTCTTTTTAGCTACAGTCTTATGTTCATCACTAGTCTTACCAAGATTAGAACAAGCATAATATACAGGCATAGATGCAAATGTAGCAGTTGCTTTTGGTCCTTTAATATCTACCTTCACTGTATTACTTCCTTCAATTGCATTAAATACTTTACTTTCTAAAGTAACCGCAGAATAATCTGTATTAGGAGTAGCACTTTCTGATTCTCTATTTACTAATCTAGCCATAGTATAATTTTCTTCTAACAGATTTACATTAGAACCATTTATAGTAATAGTATTATTATCTGAGTCTTTACTGTCATCATTAGCAGCACTATAACCATAAGTAAATCCAGAATACTTTCTAGGAGTACTAGATGCTACAGCTGCAGATAATGTGGTATCACTAATAGTAATAGGAGTACCTACTTCTACTAATCCAGTAGAACTCAATGTGAATGAAGGAACTGAAATAGTAGCGTTAGGTGCACCTTCTGTAAATGTAAGACTATTAGGCCATAACTCTTTTGTAAACAATGACATTAGTAAATCCTGCATATTAGTCTTGGATGAAATACTTGTAATTCCTGCATTATTTAGTAATCCGGCAAGAGGTCCTCCCGCAACAGGAATTGTTTCTGTAGTTTCAACAGATTCTGCATTTATAACATGATATTCTCCATCGTTAGCTAGATACTCACTCCCGTTTCCCGCATTAGTTAAGTATAATACTTCATCATCTGAATAAACTACTTCGACTAATAATGATTTAGTATCTATATAAATTCTATAATACTGTAGTTTAAATCCATAAGAATCTCTGTAAATCACATCAGTGGTATAAGCTTCATACGAGCCTGAATCTTCAGATTCAGATGGGGTTATTGATTTAACGAGCAGAGGAATATCGTTCTCTATAAAAATCAATACCTTTCCATTAGCATAAGCTTCGTCGATAGTTCGAGCTTCCTCTTCTGTTATATTATATCCAGGAGACTTAGAAGTAGGACGACTTAATTTAATAACAGCTACATTAGATTCAGCAAAATATTGCCCTTTAGTCCAAATAAGTTTCTTGTCTTGAATAAAGACCATATAATTCCCTTGAGGGGTAAATGTTCCATCCGCAAGTCTTGCCTTAAAGCCATCAAGTGTCAAGAAACTAAATATAACTCTTTTTTCTTCAGCCATAAATATTATTTATTAATAGTTTTTTATTAAGCAACAACCACATATATTCCAACTAAATCCTTTAGGGAATTATAAACTGCTTGCCCACTATCTCTAGAACATAGGTAAATTACTCCTTCTTGTGAATAATATTTGCCTAATTTAAGCTCCATATTTCCGTTATAGGGAATAGGGTCTTCCTTTGTACCTTTATGTTTTTCATCAATTTCTTCGTATAGTGCTGCAGTTTCTATACCAGGTGCTTGGTTTTCCAATACAGTATTTATAGTTTGTTTTACCTTGTATAAAATTCCTTTGTACGTTATTTTGTCGCCAGCATTTAACGTTTTTCCTATACAACTCCTCCAAGTAGGATATAAGGATTTGCACATTAATGCTTGAGTATCAGAAAGTTCAGCAGTTGTTATAAGTATTTGTAATAGTTTAATCATATCTGCTTGACTTGGAACAAGTTCTTCTGAAACTTCTGGTTCTAAAATTTCAAAATCTTTTTTCACATTAGTCTTTATAGTTGCTATTAAACTAGTATATTCATAATAATCAGAACTAGCAGAAGGGTCTTTTATTACTCCTAATTGATGCGAACCATATTTGTTAATTATTGCGAGTTCTTCACTTAATGTTAAATAGGCTCTAATAACAGCCTCGATACATTTTTTATAGTCTGGAAAACCTCTTAAATGTACTTGGATATAATTCCATCTTGTTTCTTCATGCGGTTCATCAGTCTCTATGTTATCTACTAAAACTTGTTCAGATTGAATGTCATAATTATAGTAATATGTTCCGTTCCCAAGAAATTGAATTTTATCTGGCTGAACGTTCATGCTTATTCTTTTTGGTTCTAACATTAGGTCTTATTTTAAAATTTACCGGAAATGTATATCTGAGTAAGGAATAAAATAATCGTTTGTCCTTACTTTTAAAATAATAAGGTTTATTTTTGTAGACAAAATCAACTCTGAAACACTTACTGAAATTGATTACTTCTACAACATGGATATATTTATTATAAAATCTACAAATATTAGATTCTTTCCCATTCCAGTTTGTACATCTTAACCCTGTTAGTCGTTGAACTTTTCTTAATAAATTTTTAGAATCACAATACTTGAGCCAACCTAAATAGGCTTGAATTCTTCGTTTTAACTCAGTTCTCGATATTTTCTTTTTTCTATACTTTGCAATTAATCTAAAAAGTTTAACTTTTATAGATTTTCTTATCAAAGTATGGGTATGAAAAAATTTATAACCAACAAAATCAATTCCTCTACTGGCTACTGGGAAAACTTGGTAATTTGGCTTTAATTTCAATTTTAAGACCTCCTTTAAATATGTCTTGATTGATACTAGAATATTATGCAAATAATCTTTATTATCGCTCAATATAACTATATCATCAGCATACCTAAAGTAAAATTTACATTTCAACTCTTTTTTAACCCAATGGTCAAAATAAGTTAAATATAGATTTGCAAAGAATTGAGATAGATAATTTCCAATAGGAATCCCTTCTGCAGAATAAATAATTTCTCGAAGAAGTGCTAAAAGCTTCTTATCTTTTATCTTCTTTGTGAGTATATCATTATATAGGATGTCGTGGTTAATAGAGGGGTAAAATTTTCTAATATCCATTTTTAAACAATATTTTGTTTCCTCTGGATATTTATTTAAGACCTTTTTTAAATCATATGCTACATTATGTATTCCCCTATCTTTTATACACGAATATGTTTGTTTTATGAAAATGTTTGTCCAAATCGGCTCCATGATATTCATTATAGCATGGTGTGTTATTCTATCCGGATAATAAGGGAGCCTAAAGATTAATCTCTCCTTAGGCTCATATATTGTAAATGTGCTGTACTGAGAGGTTTCATATGTTAGGTCTCTCAGTTTCAAAGCTAGTTCGATGTTTTCTATATCTCTATGCTTATCATGTTTGTTTATTCCCCACCTATTTCTTTTATTTAATCTAGCCTTACTATCTGCCAGATAAATATTATCGAGAGAATATATCTGTTCGTGTAAATATCCTATTCGTTTCAAGGTCTTATATATTTTAGTTGGAAGCGTTCGAGAATAATCCTACTAACACCCGTTATGTTAAATACTACGTCATTTTTTGCCAAGGGGCAAGGATACTATTTCAGACAAAAACTATTCTTACTTGACTTAATATATAATAAAGCTGACATTGGCATTGGCATTGCTGACCCCATTGTTAGAATTGAAGTTACTGAGACTGGAATTAGTACCATTATTAGCGTTGCTGCTAACGAGGAGTGTTTGCTACTAATCTTGTCTGAACCAATACAAAAGTAAAGAAATAGCACCCTAATTTATATTTATTTCTCTTAATTTAGTCTAATTACTGTACGAAAGCCGACATTGGCAAGGGCAGAGCCGACCCCATGGTGAGAATAGAAGAGACCGAGACCGGAAGAAGCACCATCATAAGCGCCGCCGCCAACGAGGAGGGTTCTCAACGATGTATTCGAAACATTGCACCAATGATAATCACACATATATGTTGTTAATGAACCACCAACCTCTGAAGGAATAATTTCTCCAGTCCTGCCTAGGTCAAAGGCTTTTATATAACCTTCCCTTGCAACTTCTATTCCAGCAATAGATTTACTACCTACTTCATCTGTAAATTCTTCGGGATTAGTTGTTGTATATACATTACTATCCTCATTTGCAGCTTCTCTTTTTAATATTATTCCATCTAAGTTAGTCCAGATGTCTCCAAATGGATTATCAAATCCTCTCCATCTTGGAACTTTAAATGTCTTAGAAGCTATTGTTGTAGACTCATCCTTTACAGTTTCAGGAATTACTAAATCCTTTACGCCAGTAAAGTTACCAAATTCATTACAGTATCCGCATGGTGTTAGTGGGTAATAACCATTATAGTTATTCCAATTAGCACTGTCCCACATAGTAACCCCATTTCCTAATCCGCCTTGATGATAACCTTCAGCTGTTAAATCAGCATTATATGCTGCTTGTGAATTAAATGTAGCGTACTCTATTACCCAGCACCAATAAAATATCCATTTATAGTATTCGTAACAGAGTAATTCAGAATCAGCATTTTTAGCATAAGTTCGCATAGTTGCTCTAGAAACACTAGTTCTAGGTTTACCTAGGTCTGTTCTAAATTTGTCAGAATCAAGATAGTCGTCCATACTGGCTCTATTAGCTCCACCTCTAAATTCTGCGGAAGTATTTACTACCGATACGGCCTTGGGTGTATCAGAATTAGTAGTATCCACTGTACATCTATATGCATCAATTAATAATTCTGGAATTTCAACCCAGGTGTCGTCGATTTTTACTGTGGAAATTTTAACCCATCGTTTATTTTCTTTACTTCCAGATTTACCATAAAATTTTATAGAGCGTACTTTCACAGTACCATCTGTTCCATCTAATACGGAAGCTTCTCCATTTTCTTTATAAGCCCAATTGTTTGGATTTAACCAATATTTAATAACTGGACCCTGCGCAACACAACCTCTAAAAGAAGATTGAATAGGAAGTTGTTTATGTAATAGCGGGTTTCCTATTCTTGTCAAAGTTGGGTCTGCTACTGTCACGTCCCATTCAACTCCATAAGCATATACATCTTCGTTAATAGCCATAGAATCTATTTGACTTTGAAGATTTACTTGTTCTTCTTGGAGCTGTTCCCACATAGTATTAAGTAATTGAAACTGTTCTTCAATTTTACTGCTTGTATCAGCCCATGCTGCAGTTCCGTCTTCCGTATTAACTAATATTTGCCCAGAAGTTCCTCCGGAAGGGATATGTTTATTACCGGATGTTGTTGGATGCTCATATTTATTAGCTTCTGCTTCTATTCCTTCTAATTTAGACTTTTCCTCAGAGGTGTAATCATTAGTCGATAATCCTTTACCAGAAACTTTATCAACCTTAAGGTCTAGGGCAGATTGTGTTGCTGTAGAAATAGGTTTATCTTTATCTGAAGTATTATCAACGTTACCTAGACCTACTTGATCTTTCGTTACCTTATGAGGATTGTTAAAGTCTGAAGTATGATTATCTATCTTAGTATCAAGCTCTTTCTTAGTATTATCTACTAATTCCTGTGTAGCATTAGATACTGGTTTATCGAGGTCAGCTGTATTATCAACGTTTCCAAGACCTACCTGAGCTTTATCTACTTTATGAGGATTGTTAAAGTCTGCCAAATGTGCATTAAGAGAATCGGTTGTTGCCTTACCCTTATCACCAGCATAGGCAGTACTAGATGTTTCACCGAGAGCCAAAGACGCTGAGATTTCTACATACTTAGAACCACTCCATCTATAAGTCAGGTTGGTATCTTTGGTTACGTAAATCTTTCCAGCTTCACCTGTAGTAGGCAAGTTATCGTAAGAATCTACTTCAATAACATCGTCTACAAAGCTAGGTAATTGAGAACTAGGAACTTTGCCTTCTTGGTCAAGTGTAGCAACTCCCCCAGCTACGCCCATCTCTGAACGTTTTACTTGAGCATCATTTGTTACTTCACCTAATCCAATCTGTTCCTTAGTTACTTCATGAGGATTCTTCTTATCTGCAATATGATTCTCTAATGAAATATTGGTCTTATCAAGATTAGACTGAACAGCATT